CAAAATCAGTTTTAGCAACAACTGGTGTTCGAACAGCAGGTAAATCTTTTAAAAATTGTTTAATAAAAATATTTATTTTTGCATGCTCATTAAGCTTGTATTTTTCCTTAAGATTATAGAGTATAACTTGTTTGTTCTGCCCTGGGCTGGTAAAACCTGATGAGCTTTTCTTTAGGTCGAAAGAACCGGTGTAAAATAATACATTTTCATCCAAACTAGTCCACTTTTCGTGAATAGTCACATTTTTATTCGCAGCATAAGATTCTGACAAATATTGATTTAAGCCATCAATATTAAAACTAGCAGAATATAGACCGACTATTTTTTTGCTAGCATTAATAGCTTGACTAGCAGTTAAATATGTTATGTTATTTGTTTGATGATCCAGTTTTATTAACAAACAGTTTGCGCCATCAATAGTTGAACTGCCGCTTAACAAATTTTTACTATTACCGTTAACTTTGTTTTTTAAATATAGTTTACCATCTGTGTTATAAGTGGCAAACATTCTGTCATCAACTATGTGATCATTATATTTTACGTGCAACGTTGGCTTTTTAAAAGAATTAGCAGATTGTGCACTAGCAAACCTTTTTACAAAATAAGATTTTTGATCAGTTTCAAATGATCCACTAAATTTTATAAGAAAACCGTAATCCGGTAAAATGCCGGTGGCACTAGCGCTAAAAATTTTTGTAACATCTACTAGTAAATCTGAGTTCCTGGCTGATATACTTTTATCGACAAATATTTTCTCAATTCCACTTCCTAAATTCCCGCTTGATATAATATCAATATCATCTGAACCTAGTAGGCCTTCTTTGGAAGCACCAGCCGTATTCCATAGAGAATATGTGCCATTTGAATATGAAGCTGTAAGCCAATTGGCACTATCTAAATGAGACAACATAGTAATATCTCGGCCGACGCCTTCATCAAAAGATTTGCTTAATGGGTATATACTAACAGTGTAATCTGTTGGTGCTATTTGAGAACCTTGCAAGTCTTTTAATTCTAATTCAACTTTAAAAGATGGATCATTAAAATTAATCTCGTTTAATGAAGCTGAGATTGCGGGTGTGTCAAATTTAAGTAACAATCTGGTTAATTCAATTGGGTTTTCTTCGCCGGCATAATCATTTTCATTATACAACTTATATAAATCTAATGTTGAAGCTTTACCAACGTTAGATTGAATAGCCTTTTTATTATTTGATAATATCTTGTTAGTTATGTATGTATCATTTTTTGCAGTATATTTTTTGTGCATGTCATTCTCTATTGTATTGAAATACTGATGTCATTATCAGGAAATTTTAACTCTAAAATAGAGTTGCTCGGTATAAAATAAACTCCTTTTTCCTTAATTAAATTGTAACTTGTATTCGAATAAGAACGTCCATCAACTGTGCCATTAATATTTTTAACCTCAATATTTGAAATTGAAAAAACACCAGTAACACTAGCAACTGCATTAAATATATCCATTTCAACGATAGGCTGACCTATTTGGATTTTTTCGGTTTTAAATAATTCTCTTATTTTTTCATCAACGACTTGTCTAACATTTAGTTTGTTTGCTGATGGCAGTGTAATTATGCTAATATTAACTTGATAATTTAAAATTTGTGCATCTAATATATCAATAGCATCGGAAATTAATCTAAATTCATTCAAATATGTTTTTATATTTTTCTTAAGTAAACTAGGCGCAAAAGTCAATTTATTAGAAGCGTCTTTTGATAAAATGTAAAGATTGGTTGCCAATGGGTTGTTTTCATTTGGCACTATTGTCGCCCTGTAGACACGGCCAAATTCACTAGGTAGGCTATATATTCTTGCTAACAAATCAGCTTTCGAAACTACACGATTTTGTAAATTTTTAGCGCTTAATATTTGTTCTTTAATTTCATCAATTGACAATGCATTTGCACCACCCCTAGCTTCAAGCTCATTTTTTATTGACAAACTATTTCTAATTAATTCAATGCTGGCAAAACTTAAGCCGGGTTGAAACACCATTTCTAGGGTATTAATATTTGTTATTGTTTCTGGAGCAACATTATGGTCTAGACCGCCACCATACTGATAAGTAACAGACACAGTAGTATTTGTTGGCGTTATTCCTAAGGTCTTTGTCTTTAATAAATTTTTAGGATCAATACTAAATTTAGACAAAGTGGTTCGGCCATAAAGAGGCAATGCCAACTGTGATGGATCAGGTACTAAGTCATCTTCTTTTTCACTAGCATCTCCGCCACCGAAGGTAAGCTTTGTTTTTCTAGATAACAAGTTAACTTCAGTTACATATCTGTAAGGAGCAGCTGCTAATTTTAGCGTCGAATATTCTTGTGTTGGATTATCTATTTTTTGAAATACCGTATCTTGGCTAAGACTTTCTACTTCATAGTAGTTATTTTTTTGACTGTCTAAAACAGAAATAATTCTACTAATGTTAGAATTAGCCAATGTTATATTTCTAAATGGTATCGGTGTTGAACCAAATACAAAATCCTCGGTTACCACTTGACCAGAAACAACAGTTGCTTTTTTGATCAATATTACGTTCGAAGAATCATTAGGATCTGCAATAACATCTGCCAACAAATTACCATTAAAATCTTTTTCGGCAAAGTCACAATCTTCTAACAACGTAAAAACAATGCCAGAATCAGTAGTAAAGCTAGAATAAGCTTTAATTGTGGGCGCAAATTTTAGATCTGGCATTAACTCTCCATTTTCACTCTTGGTAGGTACAAAATCTATATAGAAAGTTAACTCAGCAACAGCTGGTGCTTTTCCTTCTATGACGACCCCAGCATTTCTAGCATGCATTGCTATATTGTCAAACTCGACTGCTGTTGATGGATCTAACTCATTAAACTGATGATCTAAATAAAACGACAAGTTATCACCAATATATGCTGCCATATCAATAAACATGCCGCCTAAGCCGGCTTCATTAAAATCATTAATCTTTGTCGGAAAATAAGCTCTCGCGTAAGTTAACAACTCTGACCTAAAAGATGCAAAATCTCGAGCTAGATAGTTTTTTAGTTTCGCCATTTTATCCTCCTACATACAACATGATTTCTAACATTCTTTCTTTGTCATCAATGTCATACAAGTAATAAGTTAATCTTATCCCTATTTTAGCTACATTTTTATTGTCAACCTGGTCCGTAAAAGTTTGAAATGACCCCAAAGAAACAAATGGAAGATACTTATTAACGTTTTGCTTTATAGACCTAACTGCAGCATTTTCAAAATCTTCTAAATTAGTATATTCCATCAGTAAGATTCTTAAATTTGCACCAAAATCATGTCTACCAAGTCTTTCACCTTTATTTGTCAATATTAAATTACGCAAATTGTCCGAAACATTTTTTGCTATATCTTTATGCATAGCAAACAAACTATCTTCATTACTTAATTGTATTGGTGTCTGTATACCTATAGGAGGCAAAGTAGGCGTCGTTTCATTAACAAAAGCTTTGTTACTGTCAACAATTACATCTAACTTATTTCCTACTGATTTAAAATCATATACTTTTCTATTTCTGCTTGACGTCATTATAACACTCCAAGCATAATTATACTATAGTAAAAAATATACAACTTAATTTCATGAAATAGTGGCGGGTGATGAAGGTCCTGCTGTGGCACCAGTACCAGCCGGGACAACAACTTGCACTGGCTGCCCTGGAGGCACAATAATAGTAGCACTTCTTATATATTGATCAACTGCATCAGCAATTGACTGGCTTAATTCAGCAATTAATGCTTCCGGGTTTGCATTTTTTTCTTTTGATGCTTGTAATTGATTTTTAAATGCAGTCTCAATTTTGTTTTTTAATGTAGCTTTGTTTAATGCCATTTTATTCTCCAAATATCCTCTTTGACTTTATATCAACAATCGCTCTTCTTGTAAAACCTATTTCAGTTTTCAACTTTGTTGCTGCAGCCGTTATTTGTGGACTGGGTGCACCAAAACCAGGCGTCACATGTGTTTCTAAGGTTGTGCAAAAATTAGTAATAATATCAAATGTATCATTTAATAATTTTTCTAATGCAGAGTACATTATATAAGGTTCTGAACCACCTTCGCCAGGCCCTTTTAAACTAGCACTGGGCCGACCTAAATATATTTTACTACCAGCTATGTGTATTTCACCATCTGGTTCTAGCCCTATTGAACAGGCATCAGTGTCAACAGCGCCCTCTTTTACTAACCTTATAGAGCCATTAGCAGACATATCGTCATCTTTTCTAGCAACAAATCTTAAGTGATCACTTTTTAAAACTATTGCTGGCACGTTTTCAAATAAATTATAATCAGTAGAAAATCTTTGCGCGAAACTTTTGGATATTTGGAAATTGTCATCTGGGGATGTGTTCATACTTACATAAATTCTAGAATCATCATACTTAAAATGTGGATCACCAGTAGCAACGTTGACTTCAAGTCCATTTAAATATGGAGCTTTATCTAGCTCATTTTCATTTCTTGCATTCGTTATTTCTAACTGTGCAGTTGCAACATTAACACCTCGGGTTTGACCACGACCTGCTACTATATCAATTGTACCAGATTTATTTTTAGGTATTGTACCAACATTTGATTCTTCCAGCCGTTCGTTAGTTTCAATATGGCCGCGATCAGCACCTAATACAATAGATGAATTATAGCTTGAATGCAGTACTAAATCGCCTAACCTTTTTTTCAAGGGAGGAACAGCGTCATAAACAATGCTCTCTTTTGACTTCTCAATAATTTGTTCATAATCTAAGTTTACAAATGATTTAGTTTCATCTGTTTCTCCACCATCATTAAATTCAGGCACATAATTAGAATTACTGTTGCCACTATTTTGTTCAGCTTTTTGATCTGTAGTTCTTTCACTGTCTTCTAAAAATTTTCTAGGAGAATGCGTATAATTTAAATCTTCTACTGCTCTAGTATCGTGAACTCGTGATATGTAATAACCAAGCCCACTAGAATCTTCTAAGAAAAAAACATGTTCACCAACTTTTACTGGCAGTTGAATATGCGATTGAAACATAGGGTACAAAACCATTAACGTTTCATCTGATTTTCCTTTAGTTACATCATACACTAACAATGAATTTGCTGGCGCAGAGTCAACATATCTTTCATTTATAACAACGTCATTTTCGTCAATAGAAAAGTTGTCGGTATCGTTAACAATATATTGCACAACGCCTTTCTTAAGCACACCGGCGCTATTATTTTTAACTCTTAGCCTATCTATGTAACCTGATCTAGACGCGTCCATTATTTTGATATCTCCGAGAACAAATCATCTGGGTTTATCTTTGAGCTTTTTTCTTCTTCTTTTGAAATAATCTCTGCTAATTTGATTAACTGGTCATTAGCTTTATTCATACGCTCTAAATATTTAGCCATTGTTTGCCCTAAAGCAATGTGATCTGATTTGTCACCACTTAAACCCATGTATACATCAGTAAATAACATATATGCATTCATTCTATCTAAATAAGCATTTTCATATATTTCTTTCCACAGTGTTTTCTTTTTGTCACTGCTAGCGTCTATAGATTCTAATAGTTTTTTAAAATCTTTTACTTTATCTTCTATTTCTTCAAATGTCATTTGTTTGCTCATAATATATCAAACTCCTTATCCGGACCAACTACTTTTCTATAATACTTTCTAATATTAGACATGCAGACAGATAGTTGTTTTGAATTAAGACCACTTAATTCTCTAACATAAACAAATATTGCTCTTTTATTTAAATAATCTAAATTAGAATTATCTCTGAATATTTTTATAATAGCATCCATGCATCGATTTTCATTATCAGACTTACACTGTGTTTTAAGATAACCTAACATATCCATTAAAGCTTGTTGTTTTTCTTCTTTTTCAATTGGGAGCATTGCTGGACCAGCTTTGTGATACTCCGAAAGAGTCAACATATCACCAGCCGAGAAGCTAGCTTGATCTGCTAAATAAACTGTCTTTCTTTTTATTTTATTAACTTTTCGACTGTATATAATTAACCAGTTTTTTGCAACAACATTAAAATAAGAAAATGCATTTTTATTTCTATCGTGATCAAATTTATGCAAAGATTCAAATAAATTTATAACACAATTATGTTTTAAAGCTTGTATGTCTGCGTGTTGCTTATGAAACCCATATACAAATATTAAATTTTCAACTAAAGTTTCTAATGCTGGTTTTATTTTTTCTCTATATATCTTTTCTCTTTCATCAAAATCTTCTGATTCAATAAAAAGTTTAATATTAGCTTGTGTTTCCTTCGTAAAATATGGTTTTTTTCCGGAAGGCTTTCTTTTAATTACTCTCTTCTTCATTTACATTTTCTACCTTTGATATAACGTTTGCTACCATTAAAATACTCTCTTGACACTTTTGCATATCTATAACAACTTGTCTTATTTGCGGTGAATCATAAAACAGTGGTGTCTCTAATATTTTTGCAACGCTAGCGTAACGTTCATCTAATATATCCAGACATTCCGTCAAAGAATCTTCAATTTTTAATAATGCCATAGCAAATTTGTAATTATAGTATAGTGAAACGCAACATACTATAAATAAAACTAAACCTAAACAAATTAATATTTCTAACATTTCAAACGCCTAAATAACTTATTGTAATCTTTAACAATGACTTTGTGACTAAACTTTGATCTTACTTTTTTACCTAGTTTTTTTGCTTCAGATTTAACTTCTACCATATTCATAGCTGCATATCTTAGTTTTTGCTTGTAACTGAACTCTAATGGCTCAGCCCATTTGCTATTTTCTACAAAGATACGACCATCTATTTTCCCGGGTGGCACCATCACCGTTCTTTTTTCTACTTTGAGCCAATGATCATCACCTAAAAAGTCTAAATGTCCGGACCAATTTGTTGCTATTACCGGTAAATCACATGCTGCTGCTTCTAAAATTGGCAAACCAAATCCTTCACCACGAGTTGGCGCTAACAAAGCTAAAAGTTTTGGGTGTTTGTATAAACCAACAACTTCTTCATTCGTCATATGACCATGTAATAAATATATTTTTGGATAATTACCTTTGCGCACATTTTTTATATATGCTTCTAATTGCCTTTTTGTTAAATTGTAATCGATTTTACTATTTGTACCACAATTAGTTTTGATAACTAATCCAACATCATCCGGATGTACATCATCACCAACAGTTTCTTCAAATGTCTCACAAAACCATTTAATAGCATTGAAGGTATTTTTTCTATCTGTTTCAACGTTCATATCTGTTATTTGGCCGAACAGAAGAAAATTTACGCTGGTCCTAAAAGGGTAACTTTCTCTAATAGGCAAATTGCATTCATCAATAAAAGACTCGCTAATTACAAAAAGATTTTTGCCACTGTGACCTGAATTTAGCAAAGTCTGTTTACAAAATTTAGAAGGCACAACTACAGCACTCATATTGTTGCAAGCGTTTACCCATTCTTTGCTACATATGTCAGTTTCTACAACTGCAGTGACACCAATATTTGTTTTTGCTAAACTAGTATCCCACTCATTAGGAAGTTGTATTTGCATTGAAACATCACACTTAGTATTAATTGGTGCCGTCCGTTTAAATATTTCACCAATTAGCCCATCACATGCATCACTATTTGTATACCATGGTGTAATCCCCCAAGGTAACACCTGCACAAATATTTGATAATCAGTGTTTTCTAGTGCCCATTTAAATATTTGTCTTGAGTGTACGCCATAACCACTTTGACTTAAAAGTGGACCTCTTATAAGCATTGTTTTCATTATAAACTACTCCAAGTAAATCTTCTAGTGTTTTTTTGAAACTTCTCTATTGTTTCATTCATTGTATCATGCCACAAGTCTATTGTTTTTTGATAGTTAAACTCACTTTCGACATATTTTTTTGCTTTTTCACCTAAAGCTTTTCGACCTTCTTTTCCTAACTCATACATAGCAGTAATTTTTTCTGCAATAGTTTCTATGCTAGTGTAATCTTCATAAATGTAAGGCACATTTTGTGAGCCAACTAAAGTTTTAAATTCAATAGGCAAAGCAAAACCATTTTCGCTGCCATCACGGTGATCAACTACTTGTCGTGTTTGACCGCCAGTCTTAGGAGCAATAATAGGTGTCCCCGTTTGCATAGCTTCTAGTGTTGAAAGACCAAACCCTTCTGCAAAAGATATGTTGATAGTAAAATCAGCAATATTATGCAATATATTTATTTCTTTAAATCCAACTCTCTGATTAGAAAATAAAACATTATCTCTTATTCCTAACATATCTACTATTGCAATTAAATTAGGCCCTTCATTATCTCTAGGATCAGTGTGCATTATTAGTTTAGCTTTTTTGTGTCCGTGATTTTTCTCTAACGTTTTTATAAACATAGACCATGCTAGCAATAAGTCGCCTGGCCTCTTTCTTTTTGCATTTCTATTCATCCAGAAACCAATAAACAAATCTTCCCCGGAGTCGCCAAAAAACTGCTTTTTCATTGCATTTTTTTCTTCTTCTGGTATTTCATAAAAAATATCGTTTGGCAAAGCGTGCGGCACAAAATTAGTCTTTTCTGGGTATTTTTCGGAAACTTGTTCGAAGGTGTGGTAACTATGACAATTAATCAGATCACATGAATCATAATAAGGATTATTAAAAGCCGGATATGGTGCATTATCCCATACGTGCCAATAAAATATTGGACAAACTTGTCTTACTTCATCTTCTATTTCGAAAAACCAAACGAAAAATCTTGGGTCAGTAAATATTAAAATACCGTCAGGTTTCTCTGTAGCTAATATTAATCGTATTTGTTCTTTAGTGCCAAATCCATCAACTGGTTTAATAATAAAATCATCATTTACTGTAATAACGTCATATGATGCATGTTTCATAGCTGCACCTAACTGCCTAAAAGACCACGTGCCTTTTTCTAACAAACCATGTATTAAGTGTCTAGTCTGCGTACCTACGCCACTAGTAGATAGCGCGTGATCTGATAAAACTACTATCTTTTTTTTACGTGTATTCTCCACCACTGCAATGCTCCGTATTTTTAAATGGACAAAATTTGCAATTGCTATAATTTCGCAATGCAACACCTTTCTTAACATTATAAAGCATTGTGTTAATTAGTTTACTAGATTTTTCTAAAAACTTCGGCCCAGTTGACACTGTAAATATATCTATACACTTCCCAGGTTTTGCACCTCTTTTTAGAAATACAAAAGCGGTTCTTATATCTTTGACATTGATGTCTTCATATTTTTTTGACCAAAACAGCTTATACATACCAATTTGTGCTAAACTGTTAAAATCCCTTTTTTTGAGATAAAACCAGCCTCCAGGGCCTGTCGTTTTCCAATCAATAATGTAATATAAATATTTATCATTTTTCTTTGGCACTTTTATTATACAATCAATAAAGCCTTTAAATTTTTGATCATGACCTTCTATGTCTTCCATCAGCAATTCTTCGACTGATAAAACTTGATAATCGGGAAACGTGCTATTCATCCACTCCGGGAATTCACTTAATATTTGCAATGCATATTTAACCCAGGTTTCTAAATAAACATGTTTGTATTTCTTATCGCTTTCCTTTTTTTCTAAAATAAACTCATCACTATCGTACCTTCTTTCTTTCCACATGTTTTTAAAATCAATAATTACTTGATCTTCTGATATTGGTTTTTTTGATTTTAAAAATATCTCAATATGGTTGTGGCATATTGTTCCAAAATCAGCATATTGGTTATCTTGATACGCATCTAACTTATCAACATATGTCAACTTATGCCTATAAGAACATTCTGCCCATAGCTTAATTTCACTAAACGATATGTGTGCTTTTCCAGTTGGTAACATCATAATAATTAATCCTATTTTAAATATATAAGATAATATACCAACAGTTTTGTGTTTTTATGTTAAAAAGTTTTTAAAATATATGTAATCAGAATCATACATTTCTTTTGCTAAACTATGCATGTCATATTTAGGTTTCCACCCTAAAACTTTTTTAGCTTTACTTGGATCCCCTAACAACAAAGGCACCTCATGAGGTCTTAGCAGCCTTTTATCAAACTCAACATGTTTTTCAATACTTAATCCAGCATAATCAAAAACTGTCTTTAAAAACTCTGCTACAGAGTAAGTCTTTCCCGTCGCTATGACAAAATCATCAGGCACTTTCTGTTGTAACATCAACCACATTGCTTCAACATAATCTTTTGAATGCCCCCAGTCACGTTTGGCTTCTAGATTGCCTAAATATAATTTATCTTGCAAACCTAGTTTAATTCTAGCTGCAGCTCTTGTAATTTTTCTAGTAACAAAAGTTTCCCCTCTTCTGGGAGATTCATGATTAAAAAGTATGCCTGAGCAGCAAAACATATTATAACTTTGCCGATAATTATGCATAAGATTGTGTGAAAAAACTTTAGCGCATGCATATGGTGATGCTGGCTGCAGCTTTGTAGTTTCACTCTGTGGGTTGACAGGGTTGTCACCAAACATTTCAGAAGATGAAGCTTGATAAAATTTTACTTCCGGGCATAATAATCGACAAGCTTCTAATAAACGCAAAGTCCCTGTCGCAACAATATCAACAGTTTCAATAGAACAATCAAAACTTACGCGTACATGACTTTGTGCTGCTAAATTATATATTTCTTGCGGTTTATATTTTGAAATAACTTCGTACATCCATCCGGAGTCATGCATTGAACCATATTTTAAAATAAAATTGTCATTTGATAATAAGTGGTCTATTCTCCCCGTTGCTATAAGACTAGTCCTTCTTTTAATACCAATAACTCTATAACCCTTTTCGAGTAAAAATTCTACTAAATAAGAGCCATCTTGACCAGTGACACCGGTTACTAACGCTGTTTTCTTCATTGTGTTTACCTATTTAAATTGTTTCTGTTATAATATTAACTATATTATCAATATTTTTAAAAGTTAAATTTTGATGATTAGGTATATAAAAACCATATTTAGAAACATAATCAGCATTTTTTAATTTTTTTACACCATACCTTGAAACATACATTGGCTGTCTACCCATTGTGCCACAAATAAGCGGTCTACACTCGACATTGTTTTTTAATAAGTTAGCAACTATTTTGTCCCTTTTTTCATGTATGATAGGATAACAAAAACTAGATATAAACGTATTTTTTCTATAGACTGGTTTCCAAAAAGAATCCGGTAAGGATTTTTGGTAATGCTTGTAATTTTCCTCACGCTTTTCTGAATAAGGTTTTATTTTTCCTAGCTGTTTTAGTCCTAAATATGCTTGCAAATCTGTGGCACGCACATTGAAACCCGGGTAGTAGAAAGTATATAAAGCATCAAAGTCAGATACGTTATGTTCTTTTCGTAATGCTTTTTGTTTGTTTGTGTTTAGATCTCTGTCCCAACCATGATTTCTTATTGATTTTAAAATGCAATTCATTTCATCACAGTTTGTAGAAATTATACCACCTTCAATCGTAGAAATGTGATGACCAAAATATAATGAAAAACAAGACATTAAACCAAAATTACCAAGCTGTTTCCCCTTGTGCTGAGAATACAAAGATTCACAAACATCTTCAAGTAATACAACGTTATACTTTTGACATATATCTACAATACTATCCATTTTAGGAACTAGGCCTAAAACTGAAACTAATATCAAAGCACTTGGTTTTTCATCAGCACATAGTTTTTCCAAAGCATCTAGGTCAACTGATAAGTCATCTAGATTGCAATCACATAATATTGGTACAAGGCCTAACTGTATAACTGGTGCTAAATCTGTTGCCCAAGAAATTGCCGGCACAATTATTTTGTCACCGGGCTTTATTTTTTTTGCAACTATTAGTGCATATAACATTAAAAGTATTGCAGAAGAACCGGAGTTAACATAAGTAGTGTAACCAACACCCTGAAAAGATGCCCATTCTTTCTCAAACTGTTGAGTTATTGGCCCTTTAGTTAATCTTGGGTTTGTTTTCAACCAACTAATTAAGTATTCTATGTCACTGTAGTCAATAGTATCTTGTACTAATTTTATCATACTAAACTCCACCTGTTAGGTATTAAATCATTTGAATTTATATTATTAGAGAACCATTTTTTTGGTGCTATTATTTTTTTGTCATCTTTTTCATACAACCAAGTAGACCACCATGAATAGGTTGAATTACTCATTATAACATTATTAAACAAACCCATTATGTAAAAATCATATATGTCACATGCACTAGTAAAATACGTATGCTCTTTACCAAAATAATTAGCACACCAAGAAATATCATCGGAGAAAAAAATAAATTTTTTATTCTCGAATTCACGCATTGCATCAATGTAATAATTAGTATCCTCTGCTAGATTCGTATGTACATTAGACAAATTTACATAATCGCCGCGGCGTACATGTACACAAGCATAATCATTTAAGTTTGTCGCAAATAAATCCGGGTGCAACTGTTTTATAACTTTAATTTGCTTGTCGGGCATGCTTAATAATTTTTTAATCAAATGACCATTGTGAAAAAAATATTTTTCTGATTGGAAATATCCATTTAGCAGCATATTTGGGCTGTATCGAATTGGATTAAATGCGAATTCTTTCTCACTGCACACATTAAATTTAAAAGATTTTATTAGGTTATGTGGTAAAAAATTTATTTTGTTGTAATAAGTATTCATATATAACATTGTTTCATGCAGCTTAGGGGTTGTACCAGCAACAGTGTTAAAATAGACTGTCGATGCACCATTATCAATAGCCAATGATTCTGCAGTGGCAATTTGAAAAAGCTGATTTCCAAAACGACCCATTAAGTTAACTGATATCATATTTTCCTTTATTAAAAATTAGATTTGATACTTAATCCACCATCAACCACAATTGTTTGGCCAGTTATACAGTTATTTTTTGTTAGAATAAAATCAACTGTAGTGTAAATATCATTAGGTTGTACTAAATTTTGCATTGGCATTAGTGTTATTAAATTTTTAAAATCTTTTTTACTTAAGGTATTTCTTAACAAATCAGTTTCAGTAGGTCCAGGGGCAACACAATTTATTTTAATATTATATTGTGCATATTCTATTGCCAAAGCTCTAGTTAGTCCCTCAAGACCAGCTTTTGTAGCAGTATAACCTACCCGGCCAATTCTCACATTATTTGATGCAATTGAACCAATGTTTATGATTGAACCACTTTTGTGGCTTTTCATATTTTCAGCTGCGGCTACGCTTAAAGCAAATGCAGCTTTTAAATTAATGTTTAAAAGTTTGTTAAAAGAAACCACATTTTTATACTCAGGTAAATCGACAACACCCATACAATTTATAAAACCGTCGATTTTTTTAGTATTACGTATTTTTTCGGCAATATTTTTTACGTCACTATCAGATTCCGCATTAAAATCTTTACTCGAGTAACCAGTGATATTGAAACCTTGATTTTTATATTTATTAAAAATGTAATGACCAATTGAGCCAGTATGTCCAAGCATTATTAAATTCATTTAAATCTCTTAGGTGGCTCATTGTTTTCATATATGTGAGCAAAATTTCTCTCTCCACAAGCTAATCTTATACCTGGTTTATCGCCAACACATGTAATTCTGTGATTTATTCCTTTTTTTGCATAAACAACATCGCCTTTTTTTGCAATAACCGGTTCAAACCCGTCTATTTCAAATGCAAATTTACCATCCATAACAATCCAGAACTCATCTTTAGTTGGGTGATTGTGCCATCTACAGCCTTCACCCGGTACTTGTTGGATAAAACACGCTTGATCATTGTCCGTGATAATGACTGGGTAACACCATGACCCGGTGCCCATTTCATTTTTAGCAATATATATATTGTTTAGAATTTGATTATATGTTACTTTTTCAGATTGTGTACAACCATCTTTCTCAATTAAATCTTTTAATTCTCGTTCTATGCTAGTTGTTTCGATTGTTAATTTTTTTTGTCCGACATTTTCAATACGTTTTGCATGTGATAAACAAGCTTCAGCAATGTATAAATCTTCCCAGTCGTCAACGTCTATAGCTTCCAGCTTGTTTATTGGGTGCCAACCAATTTTGCCAACAAACGATGGACTTTGATTTTTTTCATAAGCGTCTCTAAATGATGTAATTTTCCATCCGGAAATTGCCCAAGCTATCTCTGAAACAACTTTTAAATCTTGTGTTGGAGTCTTCTTTTTTAAAGAAAAATTGATAGGTGCGGAAGAAAGCAAACACTCTTTTTGGTGGTTGTTAACTGCAAAGCAAGAATCTAAATCTTCATCTAACATTTTTTGTACAAAAGAATTAATGGTTGAAGCTTTTAAAAGTGGTGATGTGGTATGCACTTGTATTAATATGTCAGCATCAACATTATTAATAAAATCATAGAGGTAGTGATCGTGTACCTGACATCTTTTTCCATTGCAATCTGCAGATGCATTTTTCATCTTGCAGCTAGTCCCACCATAGTTTGATAATCTATCAACGCACTTTACTTCTTTAAAATTTAAATTTACGAAGTTTTTAATTTCCGGAATATCAGTACTTACAAACACATCGTTTATGGCAGTTGTTTTTGTTAAAGCGGAAAGTACATAACTTATCATTGGTTCACCATCGACCAATAAAAGGTTTTTATTTGGTAACCTTTGCCCACCAGATAGCGCTGGTACTATTGCAACTATTTTCATATTCCTAAATCATCCATATTGTCAAACACATTTTCCCATGTGGTAAATCTTATCGCTTTGTCATCAATGTAAGCAACAGCACGAGGCTTTTCTGCTGTTACTTCTTTTACATATTTTAATATGCCGTGTTTTTGCAACCAATCCTTAATGAGTTCTACACCAGTCTTACCATTTATTAACATTCTATCTGTTCTCGCTTTTGCGCTAAAAACTACAATGTCATATTTTTTAGATATTTTTTTAATTGCTTCTATAGAACCTGGAACAGGTACATCATAAACGGTGCCATCAAAAAAACCTTTAGAGTTTGCATGAATAACGCCGTCAAAATCTATACCTATTTGTTTAGTTTCATCATCAAATGAATGCAATCTTGGTATCATATTAACCTCGCAAAGATGAGTTAACTAATCTTTTCTTTTCTTCATTTATCGATGGACACAAACTGCCGACAGCATGAACAACATCATAAAACAACATCATACACAAAACCTCAACAGTGTGAAAATATTTACAATTAAAAGTAAGTTCATCGATACCGGCACTTAAATTTTGTGATTTTTGGCCGCTTATTAGAAAAGTCTTATAATTATTTTTTTCAGCCCAGTCTAGTGCATTAACAACATTAGTAGAGTTTCCTGAACATGACATGCCTATTACTAAACATTTCTCGGGTGAATCAACAGAAGACGTTGTTTCTAACCATCTAACAAATAGATTTTCAAAACCATGATCATTAGCATTACTAGTAACAAAGCCAACCGAATCAAATGAATAAGCTACTTTGTTTTTAATTAACCTGGTTAAATCTGTTGACATGTGTCCTGCGACAAAATGCAAACCACCATTTCCTAGCAAGTAAATTCTATCAACTTTTTTAATTTTATCAACTAAATTTTTATATTCATCGCTGTCGATACTTGACGCTAATTTATTTTCGATATTTTCAAAATCTATGTGCATATTTACCTCTAATTTTTATAATATAATACTATTAGACTTAAACATGTTTAAATTATTCTTAAGTTTTTTTATATTCTAGAACAGAATTTATATTGCCATTTTCTATTAGAGAATACAGCTTAACACCGACTTTTTTGCTATCATCTTTAATTAACTTGATGTATTTTATAGTTTCATCTCTCCCTTTGGCCTTCATAAGGGTTAAACCCAATTTTTTCCTAGGTTTAACACCATTTTTTGGACTGTTGTTAACATACCCTTTGCTGTAATCTAAATCTACTCCGGATATATTTATATTCTTGCAGCCAAGTATTATAGCTAACTTTAACATATGTGTTGCGACAGTATGACATCTTCCACCGTTTTTGTGATAATACATATAGTCACTTTGTCCAATGTAATCACAGTATACTTCATTTAGTGTCCTTTTACATGCGCTAATATTTATTTTTTTTAACTCCGGAGGACAAAAAAGACAATCGGAAAAGGGGACAAAATCGCAAGACACTAAGTTTAAATCATGCTGTAAATGATTTTGATCATAAAATTTGTCATGCTTCAGATATACGTATTTTTTTCTATAACTAGCATTACAAGCTCTATAACAATATACCAATTTTGTATTTCTAAATTTGTTATACTTTTTATAGTTTTGTTCAATATTAAATTCAGGTAAATTGTTAGCAATCACCCAGTAATCTGGCACAATATCCGTCATTGCATCAATGTGATTACATGAAATAATAACAGTTTTCTCTCTGTCAATAGTTTTTAAAAAATCTAAACTATTTTTTAATGATGGTCCTAAACCTAGAACATAACAATCTTTATTTAATTCTTTATTTATTAATTTTTCAATGCTACAAAGCATAATAACAGTATCCTAAAATTCTTACAAAATATTTTGTAAATAGTTGTGATATATAAAGTCTTCAGAATTCATAAATTCATTTACTACTTTTTTATAATTATAATTAATAGCATCAAGTTTACTTAGATACAAATTTTTATTCAGCAAGGTGACGTCAGTATTTTCATCTAAAAAAATAATACCATCAGTAGCAAAATATTTACCAATGTCTTTCGCCCCTAAATATATTGGTATAGTACCGGTTGCAAAACAATCTAAAATTTTCTCTGTAAAAAACAAATTGTCAAAATCGTTTTCAATGCATATTGAAAACATGTAATCATTAAGGCCATACTCTTTTTCTTCTATTTCAAAAAAACCCCTTCCATACAGGTCGACGTGTGAACGAAACTTATTTAAGTAATGTAATCTTTTTTTATGTCCGACTGTGTATGATTTATTACTAGTGATAAAAGATATTGCTTTAGTTTTATCATGTATTTTTGGTTTTTTTATCCATGTGCCATCTGTCGGTGCAAATTTGTAAAAATCTGGATCTAGATTTAAAAGTTCTGAACAATGTGTAAAAATAAACTTGGCTTTCTTTTTTAACGCGTTATGATTATTTATGCAATACCTGACTTGTTTTTTTATTAAACAACTAGCTTCTAGAAGCCAGCCAAAAACTACATCACTTTTTTTATCACTTAATAACTTATCTATTTTTTTATCAGCATAAAAACTTATATTACTATCATAAGACGTTATGTTCCATGATATAGTTTTTGATACTTGATTTAATGTACTACAAGATTGGTGACTAAAATCACCCCCATAGAGATTTATATTTAATGGCTTTTTAGAATTCATATGAAACTCACGAATAATTATCAATATAATATTTTACTGTTTTGTTGACACCATCTTGCAGTAGAACCTGATGTCGCCAACCAAGTTTTTGTATTTTTTCAACATCCAAACACTTTCTCATCATGCCTTCTGGTTTTTCTTTTTGCAAAACTATGTCACCATTAAAATCTACTATTTCTGCTATCATTTTTGCTAATTCTATTATGCTTATGTCACAGCCAGTACCTACATTTAAAAATGTTTTAGTCTTTTCAATATTTGTCATAGCCCACACCATACAACTTGACAAATCATCAATGTATAAAAATTCACGCCTGGCTTTACCAGTTCCCCATATTTTTACGTGATTTGCATTTGTTTTTTTTGCTTCAACAAATTTCCTGATTAATGCTGCCATTACGTGTGAATTTCTAAGATCAAAATCGTCGCCTGGCCCATATAAATTACAAGGCATTAGTGAAATAAACTTGGTCGTATGTTTTATGCCGCCATGAGTTTGTCCTAGCAGGCTGTTAGCATATTCACAAAGTTTAAGCCCTGCTATTTTAGCAATTGAGTAGCCTTCATTTGTTGGTTCAACTGGACCCTGTAATATGTATTCTTCTTTTAGTGGTTGCTTATAATTTGTTGGATAAATGCAACTTGAACCTAAAAACAGTACTTTTTTAACATGGTTTTCTATTGATGCATGTATTAAATTATTTTGTACGACTAAATTATCGTACAAAAAACTATATGGGTCATCTAAATTTGCTTGTAATCCGCCACATTTTGCTGCGCACATAAAAACATAATCAAAATTTTGTGATTTAAAAAGAGAGTTAGTTTCATGTACGTTAGATAGATCTACTTGTTTTCTAGTGTAACCACTAATATTTGTATAACCTAGATTTTTTAAGTGCTTAGCTAAATTACTTCCTACAAATCCTCTATGACCAGCAACTAAAATTTTATCATCTTTATTCATTTTCTTTTTTATAACCTTTATAAGCTTTTATATTTTCAACTGTTGGATTATATTTTCCATTGCACATATTTGTGATTGTTTTATCGATTGCTTTGACCAACATAGGTCTTTTTTCTTTAAATGTAACATCTGCTTTTCTTTTTAACTCAGCAATTTTATGTGGGTCAGTTTCAACATTTAAAGCATCTTCAAGATACCAAAGCCTGGTGTGCACAATTATTAGTTTATCTATCAATTCAGAAAAAGAATCACTATGTATATTATCATATTCCGGAAATTTTGTTTTATTAAGCACTTCAGCAACTTTTTCCTCAATATATTTGTCTAATTTTTTACCTATCATTTTTCCTCCAGTGTTTCCAATAGCTCATCAACTGTTGGCACTTTTTTAATAAAGTTAATTTTAATATTTGTAAAGTTGATACATGGGTGAAAGTAAGAAGGATCATCTCCATGCTTTTCTATTAAATTATAATTATCAATCATTGTTAACAAAGTTTTTCCACCCGTATTTGAAAATGATTGCGCATAATGACATGGTCCTGATATTGTACTAACAACATGCGCACAATTTGGGTGGTGCAAATAACTACAATAATCTTTTAGTGTATCAATATAAACAATATTTTTACCATTATCTAAATTTTGATTGCCTTTCCCAAAAACACATACTTTACTATATATTTTACTAGCTTTTTTTATAAAATTTTCCCAATAATTCTGTTCTAAATTTCTTCTAGTGTCTGAGTTTTTTAGTCTAGGAATACAAATAAGAAATTGATCACACTCCATATTTAGTATTGATTTGTTAAGTGGTATATCTAATATCTCTTTTTTGTCACGGTCAAAATATTTGTAAAAAGGTTTATAAGGCAATTTTTTACACAATCTCTCTATACTTTCATTTGAAACTAAATCAATGCAATCTTTATAAACTTTACTTGGGTTATACACCTCTGTTTTAGTAAAAATATTCTCATATAAAAATCTTCTTTCCGGTAATGTTACAACACATGTGTCACTGTTTATCAAGCCTTGTTTAAATAAATTAATAGCTTCTAATCTTGTAATTATAAGTTCTGTCGCGCACTCTGTTTGAGAAACTGGTGTTCCGCCGGAAAACGAACCATTGCCAGTATTGACATCTAATAATCCTTTTGCTGTTATAACATATTTCATCATAAACCTTTTTTCGAAAACAAGTAGCCTTGAATTATAACATGGTCAAGCTCAGTGTTATTTAAAACATACAGCGCATCTTCAATTGTTGTCAGTATAGGATAACCTTTAATATTAAATGAAGTATTTAACAGTACTGGTGTTTTTTTATTTTTTTTCATGCAAACTAAAATGTCATAAAAAAGCTTGTGTTGCCCTTTTGTAACTGTTTGCAGTCTTGACGTTCCATCTACATGTGTAATAGCTTTTAAAATATTTTGATATTCTTCCTTTACTTTTGGGGCATAACTCATATACGGTGATTCAAAAGCATCATCAAAAAAAACTGGTGCGTCTTCTAAAAGAGAAACTGGGGCAAATGGACGGAACCACTCTCTAAATTTAACCTTAAGATTTAAAACATCTTTCATGTTTTTAAAACTAGGATCACAAATAATGCTTCTATTTCCTAGCGCACGAGGTCCTACTTCAGAATCACCATAAACTAAACCAATTATTTTTCCCTGCGATAACAAGTCTACAATGTCACTAGTTTTTATTTTTTTTGCATTGTAATTCTTGACAACAGCGTCTAATTTTTGTAAATCTAATACGGGGAAACCATTATATAATATGTCATTATGCTTTACATTGTTAAACATGCAATACTGACCAAAAGAAAGCCCACAGTCGTTTGGATTAGGTGGCACGAAAAGATCGTAATCAGTATTTTTTAAAAAAAGCTTTAATTTTTGATTAAATAAAACATTGAGTGCACAACCACCGGTTAAAATAATATTATCATTTTTCTTATCAAAAACGTTTTTAACTAAATTAAAAGCTATATCTTCAAAAACGTGTTGACTGGTCGCTGCTAAATCAAAACCAACTTGTCCACTTAAGCTATTTTGACCCAAAATTAAGCCGATATCTTTTGCGAGTTTATCCAAAGATTTGTGCTTATAGTACTTTTGCATTGGTTTAAGCCATTCCATTCTTGCATTACCATATGCACATAAACCCATTATTTTACCAGCATATGCAAGTGACATTTTTTGACCGTCATAACCATGATTTATTTCAGATATTACGTAACCTAACTTTGCATATGGATTACCTAAATCTATCTTTGGGTCAAAAATTTCTTCTACTTTATCTTTGTCAGCATAAAAAACTTTTGACATTGAAACTGCACCATTATCTAGACCTCCTCCATCCAAAGATATAACATGTGCTGTTTTATAAGGGGACTGGTAATATGCACAGTAAGCATGCGCTTGATGATGGTTGCATTGTATAAATTTTGCTTTTTCAAAATGTTTTTTTATAAAAGCAATATCAGTTTCAGAAAGCTCATTATAAGCAATAACTAAATCATCAGTAGTCTTTATATCTTGGGACACGTAGTTTAAAAAAGCTGATCTTGTTTCATTATTCGTACCAATTGTCCTGTGGTCAAACCTATCTGAATACATTGCGTATCTTTTTTTAGAAAATCTCTCAAACTCTAGAATTCTTATTTTTCCTTTTTTGTCTAGATAGGTTACTGATGCATCATGTGAGCCATAAAACCCTAGTATGTTTTTATTATTTTTCATGATCTATAATCTCCTGCTGCTAATTTTTTTAAATTTAAAAATAGCATCTTTTATGTCAATGTCTAAGTTTTTATATTTAGATAAAAATTTTGATTTTTTATTAATATAATTTAGCCTAGAGTTAAGATCAATATTTTGATACATGTTCCACATTTTTTCTGACAAAGTAAACATTTTATTTAAAAAATCACCCTGTGAAGTTTGTTCATTAATTGATGGTGGATGATAAATGTGAAACATGTTTATGTCATAATCAGCATATATTGGTTGGCCATATTTATCTATTAGTTTTGTCCAAAACATTATATCTTCAGCACCCCAAGTCCAGAAAATTTGATCATCAAACCCACCAACACCGTAATATGCTTTATTTGAAATTAGCACGGAACCACCATAAGAATATTGTTTTTGATACCAGTTTTTATTTACAAAAACACCAGGCATTTTTTCATTTAAATCATCATTACTTATAATATTTGTAAAGTACATTTCCGCTAACATCGGAGTAGTCAACAATATTCTATTATTACTATAAGGTTGCATAAAATTTACTTCACCTCTACGTTCAATATTTTTTTGTATTTTGTTAAAAAAACTAGACTGAACAATGATATCACTATCGTGTACTAAATAATATTTTGCATTCGGCCGAAGTAGTGCGCCCAAATTCATTAACAAACCTTTTGATTTATAGTTTGCATGCACTTTTTGTATACAGAAAAATTGTAAATTTTTTGGCATCATGTTAAATCTTGAATAAGCAAAAAAATTATGTGCTTTTAAATCTTCTTGGGTATCAGCTTTTTCTATTAGTACTAGCTCAATATTTAATTTAGTTTTTGCAGCAGCATCTATTATTGATTGACATGTGTTGACAACATGTTGGAAACGACCAAAAAAAGGTACAATTACACATATATCAGCAACGTTTGCAAATTTATTATTAATACTGTCAATTTTAATATTATCAGCATCATATAAAACATAGTTGTTAGTATATATAATTTCTTGAAGTTCATATTTTAAAATATAAGAATCAAATAATTGACTAGTAATATTATTCCACTCTGTGTATGCGTTATTCATCTTAACCCCCTAACAAATTGTACTGTTTTTTTGTCCTTATATAGTTATCAATGCTAATCTGCTGTTGTCCCCTAATTTTACAATCACTTATAGGATTAACCATGTTATAACAATATAGAACATTTGGGATCATAACAGTTCTTTTGCCTGCCATTTCTATCATTGGTAACATAAAAGCAACGTCCCAACCAGATTCAAAATACTTGCCATCTTGACCTCTTAAATCTTCATCTTTAATGTTGTACCAAAGCTTACTTTTAAAAGTGCGCAAATGTGAAAAAGCAAAAGGCAAATCTCTGTAATTTCTCCTATTGTGCACATGATCCGGTATAGGTCGATTATTAGAATGAGTACCATGCGGCCACCCAACCCAATTTCCATAAGTCAAAAGAGGTTTTAGTTGCGCATAATACTGGGCAACTACTGTAAGAGACTCTGAACTGTATAAAAAATCATCACCATCAATAGCCATTAGCACAGATTCAGGTTCTTCCTTTGCATTTAACATGTTGAAACCGTCAACAATATTTTTTAATGCCTTAACATTTTCTTTATTGTGAACAATTTTAAATCTTGGATCACCTTGTATTTCTTTACACTGATCAATCATGTGCCCTGTATTATCAGTTGAACAGTCGTTTATTATCACACATTCAAAATTCTTATAAGACTGTGCAGCAATACTACGAATGCACCTTTGTATCCAATGTTCCGTATTATAAGTAGGAACAACTATTTTCATCTTAACGCTCATTATATTTTTTCCTCGTTAGTGCTAGTGTTTCTGCGATATAAATAAAGGGGTAAATTTACGACAGAAGTCTTTCCCAGAAGTGCTGTGCATCTAAAATTAAAATCAGAATCTTCGCTTACCAATACTCTTAGATCCTGCTCTGGTGGGTTAAATCTAATGCCTTGCAACCATATTTCTCTATCAAACATAGCAGAAGCACCGGTCGTTTGATATTTACCAACAAAATAGTGATTTAAACCTAACCCCATTTTATATTTTATCTGATAACCTTGTAAAACTAGATTTTTTACAACTTCAGGTTGTATAACTTCTATTTTTTCATGCTTAAATTCATAATTTTCATTATACATTTTTAACTCATCATCATCAAAAAAATCTAAATGCGTACATAAGTTGTGTATAGTCTTTGTGGCTATCATGCATTTTAGTTGTACTTCTAATCTTTCTTTAAGTGAAACATCATCCGCATCATTAGAAGTACACACTTGTGCATCAGTCGTCCTATATGCTTCATTTAAACAGTGCCACTTACCTTTATTCTCGCTGTGTAATATTAATCTAATACGTTCATCTGACATCATAAAAGATTCTACTAGTAACTTAACTTCTTTTTGATTTTCAGAACAGTCATCAATTACACATATATCTAAGTTTTTATGTGTTTGATTTTGTATTGATTTTATAGAATCAGCCAAATATTTCAAATGATTGTAATTACAAATAGCAACACATATTTTTACGTTATCCATCTATCATCCATTTAGGTTGTTTTAATTCTACATGTAAGTGCGGAGTTTTACGATTAAAATCTATTTTTTGATGAAAAACCCATCCGCCCATTTCATCTTTTAATTTAGCTGCCATTTCTTTAATATCTTGATCAGTAACATCTTCCCACTTTTTATCAAAAAACATGTTATTTTCAACTGTGTCTTCTTGCGTTATATTATACATACTTTGCCAATGTTTTGACCAATAAGTTTTATATGTTTTTATTTTTCTTTCTAAATCAAACCACGAGTAATGAAATACACCCGGCATGTTTTTAACTAACTGATTAAACCACTTTTCATAATTTTCTTGTAAATCTTTATTGCCACCTAAAGCTGCCATTCTTACTTGATGCACTTGCTCTGTATAAAATGATGCATGTGGAATTCTTTGGTAAGTTTCTTTATCGATATAATCACAACCATCAGTGCCAGGTGCAGAATATAGGTCACCATTATCATCAAATCTGCGCAGCTCGGCTGGTATACCGTGTGTAATGTTTGGCTTATTTCTAGAAAGCCTCCATTTCCAAGGATTAACATCTATTCTTACTTTTTCATCTGACCCCCAGTATTCTATAACTGGAAGTGCTATTAAATCAATCATTTTTGGAAATTGTCGACAAAGTTTGAATATAGAAACATGATGATCTTCATGCACAATCTCATCACTATCTATTTGCCAACAAAAAGCTTGAGTGCATTTTTCTCTAGCTCTCGCTTTTTGCAAACCATCTTGCACAGCAAATCTAGGATGATTATAGTCTACTTTATGTTGGAATATCCTAATTTTAGGTTCTATAGATTGCATTTCAACTAATTTTTCAAATGTTCCATCATTTGATCCACCATCCATTACAACTATTTCTGTGCAAAAACCTACTAGAGACTTTATACATTCCTCAAATGGATAGCCACCTTCGATACAATTGTATGTTGTAGTGTATCCAGAGATTTTTGGTTGCCAATTCATGTCACCCTTTATTGTTTCCCAGAAAAACTCTCTTCTAGTGTAAAGATATACTTCTAAATCTTCATAGCTTCCATCTTTAAAAGGAAATTCAGTAGCATGTTGAACCTTATCATTCATTACAAGCTCACAGCCTAACATTTGTGCTTCAATAATAATTCTAGGGCAAGTATCATTACCTTTTGGTAAGTAAACAATACCTTCCGCAGTCGCCATTTCTTCTAATACAACGTCAACTGGCAAACCTTGTAAAACCTTAAAATCTTTATTATTATCATTGCACCACTTAATAGCATCATCAGTACCTTTTATCCAACTAGATGAACCTAATACAAGCCACCCACTTCTTTTCTTCCCTTTGTGTTTTTCATTTAATTTTTTAACTGTTGCAAAAAAATTGTCATCAAACACTGAAGATAGTACTAAATGTTTAGCTCCTTCGTCTTTTTCAAAAAATGGGAATTTTTGGAAATACAAATCTTTTTGTTTTTCACTCATATAAAAAACAGTTCTTGCACCATGAAAAAAAGCAGATACCAATTTGCCTTGTTGTTCATTACTACAATTGCAATCTACACCTTCTGCGTCAGCATGCTTTTCTACTGATCTATATTTACAAAATTTATAATCATATTCTAACAAAGAATAATTAATATTACCAACGACTGTAGGGATTAATTGTTGGTTGAAATTAGAAAAATTGCCAAAAACCCAAAATTTGTTCGAGCCGGATTCTAGAGTTTTTAATGTAACCTCATGAGAATGTATTTTTTGCACTTTTATCCCATGAGTTTCAGCACTATCTATTAAGGCTTGCGTAGTTAACTCAGCTCCACCTATATAATCCTCAACAAATAAATCAGCAACAAAAACTAAATCAATATCCCTTTCAATTAACTTGTCTTGTTGAAACATGTTACTAGTAAACATTTTACCCCCTTATTTCTACATAAAGGAATTATGTCTCATATCTCAGGATGTAAAATAAAAATGTCAATTATTGTTTTAATGAACCAACAATTGTAAAAGATAAACTTATTGTTCCACCGGTGTTCCAAAGGTTGTCTGGTTTAAGCCCAATGGCAAAAACATCTCCGGGGCCAAAATCAGATTCAACAAAATTAAAAATAACATTTGTGTCTCCGGTAACATCTGCATCTTCAACAATAACTTCTTCTATAGAATCATACCCAGTTTCAATGAGTGCAGCATCAGTGCCAGCATTACCTATGTGAACAGATCCCGTAAGTGCACCAACTGCAGCTAAGTTTGTTGCTGCAGCGGATCCCCATGATCTAATTATTAATTTTTCAATGCTCCCTGACCCAGGAGCAACAAATGAATGATAATAACTAATACTTGTACTTTCAGTTAAACTATCTTCTGGAAGGTAAAGTCTATCATTGTTTGAAGTGGCACTAGATATCTGACAAGCACCTCTTTCTAAAAATTTAGAGGCGCCAAAGCCTGCGCTATCATATATAGTACCAGATACGACTAAATCGCCTGATACTAATACAACGCCTCTGTCAGTACTATCTTTTGAACCAACAGTACCTGACAACATAATTTTTACATCATCTCCATAACCTTCGACTTCTGATGCTGCAGGAGAACTATCAAAACCCTCATGACCTAAAATTACTGTCTCATCAGTACCATCAACAAAAAGAGTAGCAAAGTAATTATCTGTATTAACTTCAAAATTGTAAGGTTGTAGAGATGTATTAAATTCGGTTTTACTACTTCCAATAGTCACAAAATTAATACTACTGGCACCGGCATTTAAGTTTATATTATTATCAGCGCTTAATGTAACTATGTTATCTCCATCAATATTTAAAGTAGAATTGTTACCATAAATATATTGATCATTTTCCCCGGGGTTGTTTAATCTTAATCTAGAATTAGCTACTAAACTAAGATCACCTTCAACTTCTAGTGACCCTGCAATTCCAACATTTCCACTAAATTGTGAACCGGTCAAAGTGGCAACAACAGAATCATCAACGTTTAAAGTTACATCGCCAGTTAAACCACCACCAGTTAAACCTGTACCTGCAACAACAGAAGTAATGTCACCAGATCCCCCACCTCCACCAGTAGAATAACTAGCACCAGTGCCATCATATATAGTACCAGAAACAACAAAATCACCCGGAACAAGGACAACTCCCCTTGTTGAGGTATCTTTGGAACCCGCTGAACCTGACAACATAATTTTTACATCGTCTCCATAGCCATCGACTTCTGATGCTGCAGGAGATGCATCAAAGCTTTCATGACCTAAAATTACCGTCTCATCAGTACCATCAACAAAAAGAGTAGCAAAAGAAGTATCTGTATTAACTTCAAAATTATAAGGCTGCAGAGATGTATTAAATTCGGTTTTACTACTTCCAATAGTCACAAAATTAATACTACTGGCACCGGCATTTAAGTTTATATTTACATCAGCACTTAAACTAACAACGTTGTCACCATCAATATACATGCTAGTAACGGCACCATATATGTATTGATTTGTTGCAGTGCCGTTAAAGTATATTCTGTTATTATTATCGATAAGCACATCATTACCAATGCTTAAAGAGCCAGTGATACCAACATTTCCGCTAAATTGTGAACCGGTCAAAGTAGCAACAACTGAATTGTCAATTGTTAATCCGGAACTATCAACATGTAGCCCTGAATCTGGTGTTAAATCAACAGAAATTTCGTTCGCTGCAACTGTTATTCCATCACCCTCACCAACGTTTAAAGTCACATCTCCAGTTAGTCCGCCACCAGTTAAACCTGCACCTGCAACAACGCTACTAATATCGCCACCTGCAGTAAACGATACACCATCGCCATTGTACACAGTGCCAGAAACAACAAGGTCGCCAGAAATTAACGTGGTACCACGATTTTCACTATCCTTTGAGCCAGCGGAACCAGACAACATTATATTTACATCAGCACCATAACCGGTGACTGCAGCTGCATTTGCTGTTAATTCATCAGTAAACTCCTTATGGCCAAGTATTATAGAATTATCATTCGCATCTATGAAAAAAAATCCTATTTCATCGTCAGTATTTACTAAAAAATCAAAATCCATATCTCCGGGATTGTGCACAAATCTACCCTGCGTACTAACACGTACGTCACCATGTAAATTTAAATAGTCATTACCATCGACATTCAAGAAGGTACTTGCGCCAGAATATATAAAAGGATAAGCAACATCTTCCTGTCCGCGGAAATGTATATACTCCTGAGCAATTATTTTTTGCGCAAACTGTACATCACCATCTTGAAATATTTTTAAAGCATTTATTTGGCCATCAGAATCTTGATTATCAGCCTCAATTACAAATGTGTTGTTATTTCCACTACCGCTTCCTGAATATACTAAATTAAAACCAAAACCATTACCTTGGCCACATCTATACAATATTGTATCATAGTTGTTAGTGTCCATTTCAAAATTTAATAAAGTAGTATTACTTTCTGCAGCTATTAAATGTATTGACCCCGTTACACTAGCATCTCCGCTAACGTTTAATCCACTTGCCTTAAAATTACTCATCTTTGTTCTCCTAAACTACTCTGTAGTATACTTCGCCAGTAAATAGCTCTGATGTTCTTACATTCCCGGATTCATACCACACATTTACATTATCACCGTACACTGTTAAAATTAAAGTATTACTGCCTAAGCTTACCGGTAAAGCTTCACTGTTTGAATTAGTAAAGGTAATTTTACCTTCTGATGTTATTGATGATTTTGTTGCCATATTACTAACTCGCGGTTATTTGCAAATAAACATTGCCAGTAAAAGATTCAGAAACTGATATTGTGACAGTACTAGTATCTATAGCTGAAATATATACATTAATGTTGTTATCAGCTGTTGCAGTTACTATTGGTACCGCGCTGTAACTCTCAGTAAAAGTATATGTTTCACTGCTGCTGCTAGAAAAAGACACTGTTGCAGTTTCTATTTGAACACCAGCGACCGTCGAAGTTGCAACATATACGGGTGTTTTTCTATTAATTGGATATATTTTTCTGTGTCTGTTTTTGTCATATCTTATTGGCATTTACTATCTCTACAATATTGTTGAAGCTACACTGGCCAAATCAGACCTTTGCCCTTTTGACAAATTAACGTGCGCGGCAAGTGTGCTATCTTGAAATTTATCTATAACTATGCTCAAACCAGAACTTTGTCGATCAATATATGGTGTGTCGATTTGGTCGATGTCACCCAGTAATACTATTTTAGAACCTGTACCCATCCGTGTGATGATAGTCTTTAATTCATGTATTGTAGCGTTCTGTGCTTCATCTACTATCATGAAACTATTATTAAATGTTCTACCACGTATGTAAGGAATAGGAGCAACCTCAATAACACCAGAAGCCATCTGCATTTTAAAAAAACTAGTGTCTTTAAAAGCAACTCGTACGTTATCTAAGATAGGCATCATCCATGGGGCCATTTTTTCATCCATAGAACCAGGCAAATAACCTAAATCTTTTCCTACTGGTTGTAATGTTCTCGTAACTAACAATCTTTCATAATCACCCGATTTTCCATCTTTTACGCCTAACATACCAGCCATCAATGCTAAAAATGTTTTACCAGAACCAGCTAACCCAGTTAATGTCACTAGTGGTATTTGAGGATCAAGCAGGGCTTCTATAGCAAATCTTTGTTCAGAATTTCTTGGTTCAACTTGTATTAAAGAATCCATTTTGTATTTTAATCTATTTACTTGGCCTTTTTTATATATGCCTAACATTGAGTTTTGAGATGATGTGCCAACGACAAAATGGTTTTCGTTTAGCTTGTGTTCTGTTTCAATATGACCTTGTTTATAAAACTGATCTATTTGCTCACATGTCAAGTCTATGCTATTAAAGCCTTTAAATGTATCGACGTCAGTTGAAATTCTATCTTTTACGTAATCAGCAACATCAACACCTACGGCATCGCATTTTACACGAAGATTAATATCTTTAGTGATAACTCTTATAACATCATTGGTTGCACTATGCAGTTTTAGAAACAAAGCACAACCAATTATAACATTGTCATTATAACCATAGTCAAAACCTTCAGGTACTTGATCATGTATTTTTGGGTCTGTTTCAAACTTAAACCAAATATCATGCACTTCATCTATCTTCCATCCTGTGCCATTTTTGGGTGCATGTCTCATTTGATCTAAAAATCTATTTACATATCTAGCATTATCACCAACTAGGCCTCTTCTGTCTTTAAACTTATCTAACTCTTCTAAAACAACTAATGGCAAAACAATATTGTTCCCAATAAAAGCGTGGATTGATTGCTTGTCATACAACATTACTGATGTATCTAATATAAAAGTTTTTCTTGTCATTTTTTTACCTTTAGAAATATGTTAGGTTTATTGTATAATATAATATATTATTTTTATGGAGTTGTAATGAGTCACAATAGAGAACAAAAAACATGTTTTTCTTCATGCGAAACATTAAACAAGGCCTGCGAAAACAAAAAGTGCAGGAACTGGTTAAATTGTAGTAGTAAATTAAATTGCGCAATAGTTGCGGCCAAAGATGGGCCTCGTACTTTACAGGAAATAGGGGATTTACATGGACTTACTAGAATGCGCATCTGTCAAATTGAAAAAAGTGCAATTAAAAAACTAACTCAAATATTTAAAAAATTTATTAGGTAAATTATCATACAATAATTATATCCAAAATAAACAAAAGGCGGTAAAACCGCCTTTTTTTATTATGTAAGCAAATAAAATGATGTTTATTTTTTGTCTTTTGAAGCTTTTTCTGCTTCAATAGTAATTTTTACTAGCTCAGCAGCTTCTTTTTTCAAAAGACGTAGACCTTTACGTGCACGAACACCAGCAGACGCGTTGCCATTAGCATTCTTTTGTACGTCAAGTTCAAGCGACTCTACGATAACTTTAATTGCTTCCCATTTTTCTTTAATATCCATGGACATATTACTCTCCTAATAAAATGCTAGATTTTTGACTAGCAACGTTTTTGTTTGATTTTATATCGTTTATTATTTTTGTTATTGTTTTTACATGCTGTTGGTCTTCTAACTCCAAAGCAAACAGATATATTATCTGTAATATTTGATTATTGTTAACACCATAATCTAAAACTGTTTGTACTATTTCTCTAGCTTTTATATTATCTTCTATTGCTTTTACATCATCACTCATTTTTTCACCATTGTATTATACATGTAAGGCTCAATTCTGAAAGCACTGGACCCAGTTATTCTTAATAGTTTTCCACTAACAGAATCTTCATCGCTTTCACGCGACAAAACTATAAAACAATCTTCTACTATCCACAAATTGTTTTGAAAAATATGTAATACGTGTTCCCAGTCGTGTAACTCACAGTTGTAATTTTGCAGAACATTACTTATTTCTTTTGGTATCATTAGCATAATATCTTCTTTTGATATTGTTGCTCCTACTTCTTTGCCACCATAAATTTCACTCTTGCAAATGTCAATAACGTTATGTATTACACCACAGTTGTTACATGCCGCATGTTTTGGTATAACAACATTTGAATCTAGATCAATCGTAGAGAAAACAATAAATTTATGATATATTATTTCTTTACGCTGACGCATTTGTGGTAAAACACAATGACATTCAACTAAATGTTTACACCATGATTTTTGACTAGTCATTACTTTTTACTTTTTCCAGATCTGCCACCACTTTTTTTTGGTACACTAGTCTCTTTGGGTACCGCAGATTGCATTACGTTATACATTTCATAACTTTTAGCATCAAAGCTTGCTTCTAATACTCTGATTAACTTGTCTCTTTCTTCAATGTTGATGTTAAAAGTGCCAGTGTTTGTACCATCGATAATAGTTTGTATTACGTCTTGTTTCAAAATAGACATTACTGATTTGTATGTTGACAAATATTTATCACTCATCTTTGTTCCCCGTGTATATAAATATGCTATAATGAATAATTACAATATTTTTTTTAATTGTAAAACTATATCAAGCAAAATTAACAACACCACCAATAGTTTTTAATGTTTCAGTTAAGTTTTTAGCTACCTGTGCGCACACGTCATGCCATTTTTTAGGTATTACAATATTTTCACACTTAATAAAGCCTCCGCATGCTCCACTAACATAATATTTTACGGCCCAGTCGACTTCTTCTTTTATTAATGTGTCACTATTCCTTAATCTTATTTCACAAAGCTCATTAGCTAAATTCGATACTCTCTCCGCATATACTTGTTGTAATGTTTCTTCTGCGCTTAACATTTTATTTATAAGTGATTTTTTATGCGCAGATATATCTTTATCAGTGTTTAGGACTATGTTTTTATTATATATTTGTACTTTGTTAACAAAACCATACCGTTCTTCTTCATTACATGCAATAGCTATCACGTCGCCAAACTGACAGTTAATACTCATTCCTCCAGTAATTTTAATTAAGTCTACTAACGCATTGATATTTTTGTATGATGTACCGTATTGCAATGGTACAACATTTAACTTTCTTTTAAGCCAGTTAGTACCCAGCGTAGCAATTAATTCTTCTGGGAAGCTTCTGCATATTAACAACCAATTTTGCTGAGTTTCATTTGCCTTAGTTAGAAATGTATTTATTTCGCTTACACTTGCTATGGCACCTTCAATTAAAAGTATACTAACATCATTTAAAACAATGTTGTTTGTACCTATCATTTTCGAAAAATTCTTGTCTATTACTAAATCTGACCTGTATCCATTTTTTAATTCAATTACGTTTTCACTAGAATTGCTATCTATAACAGATATATGAGTTGTCGGACTTATATTGTCAAAAACATTTTCAACTATAGTAGCTGCTTCTGCAGACACGTGTCTTTTAATATTTTTTATTATTTCTTTTGTTCCTAATCTAAAATCAGATTCTCTTTTTATTTTATTTGCTAAATAATAAAAAAGTAAAGATGAGCTGCCAGGTTCATATTTTTCAATAGCTTGACACGCATCTAATATTATCTTGGATATTTCATTATCAACTTCATTCTTCTCTAAAGATAAAAACCATCTAGATGCACTTGATACACCCAGATGGTAAATATTTGACTTAATCAAACCTTTTTTATTATGCCACATGTCCGCAGTAGAAACCACGTGTGATATAACACTTTGTGACAGATTTTCAACCTTTAAGAACTTTGTCTTCTGATACTTTTTTGCTTTGTTTTTCATTTTCAAAATACTGCGTTAATTTTTCTATAGAATTAAATACTAATTTTTGTATTTCAGCAACCTTACTGTACTCTAGAGCATAATCAATAATCTTTGCTGCAATAGCAATTATGAAACAAAGGACAGAATATGTAAAAGAAACTTTGTAAAAAAGATAACTCAATACTAGCAAAATTTCTGGGAAGCCTAAATTAATTTTCATAACACACCTCTTCGTGACATATATCTAAAATAGTTTCTATTCTCTTAAATCTTTTCTCAATAGCTTTTCTTTCTTTAACTTCTACATATCCGCTATACACAATCAACAATATTGCAAATGCTAATAAAAATCTATAGATGTTGTCCTCGCTAAATAATTCATTTATAATTTTCATATTGACCTCTTAAAAATGATTTTTTAAAGTTTGTAGTAATATTTTTGCGTTAGCAGCAACTTCTAAAGTCACTTTTTTTTCTGCCATTTTAGCTGCTAATCTCCCATATTGTCCATCCACAATAAAGTCGCCGGTAATTTTAAAAGGAAAATCACTGTAAGATTTATCACGAATAACTACGCCTTCATGTTGTCCATCATCACTGTAAACAATGTGTCCAAAGTCTTTTGTAGTCAAACCATTTAAAAAATCTTGCCCTAGTTCCTTTGTTGCATGAATTAAAACCATTCCATCAATAAAACTTCTTATATCATGATCTATAACAATTTCATCTAAAAACCTGGTTTTGTCGATAACAGTTTCAGTATAAGTTTTCTTATGATAAGGGTTAATTTTCTTTCTGTCAGATGTCTCAAAAAATACATCATAATTTCCACTATGATATTGAGCTGGTTTATTTTTCACGTGAAGCAACCAAGTTTTAAGTGATGAACCTTGTAAATGCCTAATTTCTTCATTTTTTCTTAAAAATCTTTCTGAGAAATTAATAGAAAATGGTTTTTTTAACGAAGTGTATTGTATCTCTCTTTCATCAAGATGCATAACATCAACTGGTCCTACTACTTCGAAATTGCCTAAATCTCCAAAGCTTAAGTCTTTCGCTACGTTGTTTAACTTATTAATTAAACTGAATAAAGCATTTTTATCATATGGCAATTCAACGCTTTTGTCCTTAGTAGGTACATGTTTTTGCTTTTTTGGATCATAAACCAACGGTCTTTCCAAACCCGGTCTTTCTACGCCTCTATAAGATTTTTCATAATAAGCATTGACGCCATGCACAAATAAATAATTTTTCTCATAATCAGTAGCATTCATTTTACCAGCAGGAACATATTCAACATTAATACAATAAAAATTATTGTCAAGCAGCCCTAATGACTTAAGCTCATTTTGTATTTTTGGAAATGCTTTATTTAAAATACTAGTGCAAATTAAAGTTGCATCTCGCAAACCATGCCCTTCAGGGTATCTTTCAGCAGCATCCGTTAACGTCATACCATTAACATCTTCAGGTTTCATTGAACCTCTATCTACGACTAACTGATTGCCGCTTACTTTTAAAAGCACGTTCGTGCCATCAGATTTTAAGTTATAACTTTTTTGTCTATCAGACTGTATATCATTTTTTATGTTATAAAAGAAATTTAAAAGATCAGATCCGTTTTTGATTTTAAATAAATCAAAAGGATGTCTCATGTGACCAGCACCACCACCCATAGTTTACTCCTAAAAAAGATAATGAATTATACCGCTATTAACAGTATAATTCATTATACAATGCACACATAATTTTTATAAAAATTTATTTGTATTCATTAAACATTTCATAAAATATATAACCAAATATTAAGGCTATAGGAAATGTATATATTAATAAACACAAATAATATACTAGATTAGCTAGTATCATGAATCTCTCCAAAGGTTATTAGATGCATAAGTTAAAATTTCTTCAGCTGAAGTTTCATTGTAACCATATTCATCTATTAGTGTTTTTACCATATCAGAATATTTTGCTTTTTGTTCATCATCTCTGGTTTTAGACTTTGTAACAATTCTAGCCATATCTTTTACTGAATTAATTAGGTAACTCTCAATTGCTTCTTTCAAAGGTTCATAGCTTTTATAATCTACTTTTTCGCCACGTCTCATTCTCGAGAACATATAAGCTGTCACATCAGATCTAAAGCCCTGTCTAGAACTACCACTAATACCGATAACTTCTTCTATAGACTTCATAAATTGCTCATCAGCTGATCTTTCTTCTTTAGTTACTTTGTCTTTAAGTTTTGTTTTAGTAGTATAAGCTTCAGCATTATCTAAATACGTATCAAATAATGACTGTGCTTGTTCTTCATATGCTGTAATAAATGCTTTAGCAATCTCAGTCTCAAGTATTTTAAGATATTCTTCGCGTACAGTTTTTTGTATAATCTCCAAACACTTTTCTCTAAAATCAGCATTAACTATTTGTTCTTTCACCATCTTGGTCACGGAATTAATAACACCCACCGGAGTAATACATTCATTTTCACTGTCACACAAAGCATTGTCAATAGCTTTCATGATAAACCTTGTACTAATACCAGTCATGCCTTCATCACGTGATTCTTCTCGCAAATCTTTTATGTCTATTTTTTTAACTCGACCTTTTTCAATTACGTCTTCCCCATTATAAATTTTCATCTTTGTAAGCAAATCACACTTAGCAGATTCTTTAAGTCTACTCATAACAGAGAACATACTTGCAACCTTGATTGTATGTGGTGCAATATGAGCATCAAAATCTGATTTTGCTAAAATCTTTTCATAAATTCTGGATTCTTGATCTAATTCTAAAACATATGGGACATTAATCTTAACTACTCTGTCGAGGATTGCTTCGTTTGTGTGTTCTGATTTAAATCTATTCCATTCAGACTCGTTACAATGTGCCAAAATAACACCATCGAAAAACACCATATCATGCTTACCAGGAGCAGGTACTCGTTTTTCTTGAGTTGCTGTAATAATCGTGTGAAGAAATTCAATTTCATTTTTAAACACCTCTATCAACTCAACGATACCCCTGTTACCAACATTAAATGCGCCAGTAAGATTTAAAACACGGGGGTCATCTTCACTAAATTTATCTAACTTACTTATATCTTCTGAACCAATAAGCACAGAAACATCTTGACTATTAGCATCCATAGGTGGCACAGAAGCAATTCCACGACGTCCCCTTTGCGAAAAAGTACTTTTGACTACAGGGAAATTTTCATATTTACCATCATGCTCTTCTAACAATTTATACCGAGCTATTGGCGATAAATCACCTTCAATCTTAACATCTAACATTTTTTCAAAGTCTTCTCTCAAAGATCTAGGCAACAGTTGCAATGGTTCTCCACGTTGAGGATCATCTTTTAAGTGATAATAAGGTTTGTCTTCTAATGCTGCTTTAATATGTTCCGTCAATGCTGATTTACCAGCACCAACTGGTCCCATTAAAAGCAACACTTGTCTAGATTCTTCACCTCTAAGTGCAGCTCCTTTTAAAAACCTCATAAGCTTTTCTATTACTCTTTCATTGCCATAGAAATGATCTTTGAAATAGTTATAAATTTTAATGTTATCACCATTAAATATTTTATGCTTTCTGTCGTCATCAGCTGATATTGTGTTAATACCTTTTTCACATATCGCATTATACAATCTCTTGTGCGCATGTTGTGCTATGGACGGATCGCTTTCTAGTTCTTTCAGATAATCTAAAAAAGTACCTTCAAACTTATCAGACTTTTTGTCTTTTCTTTGTTTCTCAATAATTTCTAAATATTTTGACATATTGTTATTCTCCTAACTAAACTTCATAAGGTGCATTGTCTATCATTGTAATTAGTGAAACATCATTTCCCCACAATTCTTGTATATGTCCAACAACTGCAGAAGCATGATTTAGATCCAATTCTCTATGATCATGCTCATGATGTAAAATTAAATTTTTGTTTTTTTCTACTTCCTGAATGTATATGACGGGAATTTGATTGCCAGCTATTTGTTGCAACAGGCTGTTTTTGATTGTTTTCCAACCTTCTTCATCAGATACATCGCCAACATATAAGTCATCGCCTTGTTTCTTTATAGAAAATAGATTGAGTTCTTCGCAATCTTCTTGCGTTAAATATTGCCTAACAAATGATTCATCGTTATGCGCTTCTCTTGCTATAAAACACTCTTCTAAACCATGTCTTTCATGTATTTTATTAAATAAATGAAACCCTAAATTGTAAGGATTTATTCCGCCTATGTGCGGCCTTACAACTTGGTTGTGAGATTTAAGAAAAGGTAAGTGATATTCTTGTGGCAAATCTAAATCATGTAGTATTTTGTAGTGCCAAAAACATGCCCATCCTTCATTCATAATCTTTGTTCTAATTTGTGGCATAAAATAATAAGCTTCATCTCTTACTATTTCTATAATATCTTTTTTCCAATCTTCTTTTATTTCACCGAAACTAGAAATAAAACCCATTATGTCATATATTTTTTCATGTGGTAGTTGCTCTATATCAACATTTTTATTGTTTTTATTTTCTATCTGCCAAGCATTATAATCTTCACTAATAACTGATATTTTGCTAGGATGTCTCGGGATTTGATATGAAATAGCATGACATGCATCAATTACTCTTTCTACTTTTTCAATTCCTATACTCGGATCTTCAATGTATGACTGTATTCTCTTTTTTGCATTACGCATTCTAGGTACAACTGTATCAGCCCTTGTATATTTGAACATTCTGTTATTTTTAAAAAAATCAGAGTGACCTACACAATGTGCCATTATTAATATTTGCAAATAAAGTGGATTTTCTAACATTAAGTATGATATACATGGGTCACTATTAATGATTAACTCATAGGGAAGACCAGTCATCCCATGCTGATATTGACTATGTTGTAACTCAAATGATTTACCATAAGACCAATGACCATAATGTGTAGGCATACCATGATATGACATATTTCCTAACATTTCATAGTAATCACATGTTTCATATG